TAGCTAGTGCTAATCTTGCATTAAATTTAAGAAAAAGTTTGACGGATGTTTAAATCCATGCTACAAGACATTGTCATTGCCCAGAGGTACATACTATGAACAACATAAAAGAGTACATAAATAACTTAGACATATCTAATGGAGAAACACGCAGATTAAACTGCCCATCTTGTAATGGTTATAAAACATTTACTGTAACAAACAATATGGGTAGTATACTGTGGAACTGTTACAAAGTAACCTGTGATATAAGTGGTAACAGTAAGGTCAGACTATCTGTAGATGATATTAAAAAGACTAGTATACAACAAGCTACTATAGATTTTGTATTACCTGACTATATTGTACCCCACAGATATAGAAGAGAGGTTATGGACTTTTGTGAACTATGGGATTTAGATGTTGACACACTTGACTTACACTATGATGTAAAAGAAAAACGTGTTGTATTCCCTGTCACACATAACGGTACTATCCTAGATGCTGTGGGCAGGTCTGTTACCAACCGATTACCTAAATGGAAAAGATATGGAAAAAGTGACTTGCCTTTTATTCATGGTTGTGGTAATGTCGCAGTTGTTGTTGAGGATTGTGTCAGTGCTTCAGTTATAGGTAGTGATGCATATGTTGGGGTAGCTGTGTTAGGTACATCATTATCTGAAGCTCATAAAGAGTATATGACACGATTCTCAACAGCTATTATAGCACTAGACCCTGATGCATTACCTAAGACACTATCTTTTGCTAAAGAGTTAAAAGCATACGTAAAGAATGTTTACGTACTGAAGTTAACAGATGATTTGAAATATAAGAATGATGTAGATATAATAAATTTAATGAACCTAACCCCAAAGGAGATATAATATGGAACTAGCACTATTAAGAAGTTTAATGGATAAAGAATTTTATTCAGAACACAGAGGAGCAAAATGTCCTGACAGACTATTCAGTAAGGATGCTCGTAAAATAAAGAACGCAATAGATTCAGCAATGGACAGGTATGAGAGATCGCTAACACCTGATGAGATTGAAGCATTGTTTATGTCTAACAATCCTACACTAACCACGGCACAGAAGCAGGCATACTCTTCCTTGTTTGCNCAAGTAAAGAAAGAGACACCTCTAGGTGGTGATGTTGCACAAGAAGTGTTGTCAAAGTTATTTCAACAAGTAGTAGGAGAAGATGTTGCTAACTTAGGATTTGAGTATGTAAATGGAACACAGTCAAGCCTTGAACCCTTGAGACGTTTGATTGAGCAACATAATGATGACTTCACACCTGACTTAAATATAGAGTGGGATGATATATCCATAGANACACTCCTAGCTAAGAATGATTTAGAAGCTAGATGGCATTTCAATATACCTTGTATCACTAGACAGATTAGTGGAGTTAATGCAGGACACTTGATTGAGATAGGTGCTAGACCTAATACAGGTAAGACCTCTTTTCATGCGAGTATGATTGCAGGACCAGATGGTTTGGCACATCAGGGTGCTAATTGTATTGTGTTGTGTAATGAAGAAGGGTATCACCGAGTTGGTGCTAGGTACTTAACTGCTTGCACAGGTATGACAATGCAGGAGATCAAGGCAAATCCTAGTAAGGCTAGAGATTCCTATGCACCCATACGAGATAAAGTAAAAATAAAAGATGCTTCTGATCGTGATATGGCATGGGTAGAGAGTGTGTGTAAAACATATAAACCTGATGTGCTTGTGCTTGATATGGGAGATAAGTTTTCTAGATCAGGTGGATTCTCAAGACCTGATGAAGCACTTAAAGCTAATGCTATACATGCTCGTATGATTGCTAAACAGCATGAGTGTGCAGTCTTTTATATGTCTCAGTTAAATGCTGAAGCAGAAGGTAAAGTAATACTTAATCAAGCAATGATGGAAGGTAGTCGTACAGGAAAAGCAGCGGAAGCTGATTTAATGATACTGATTGCTAAGAATCCTCCTAAACAGGAGACTCCTGAAGAAGAAGAAGATTTACAAAGACACTTAAATGTAGTAAAGAATAAACTAACAGGGTGGCATGGTTCTAGGATATGCACACTCAACTATAAAATAGGAAGGTATGAATTATGACCAAGTACTTAACATGTATAAAGTGTGATATAGAGCAACCTGTGACACAGTTTATTGCAATGAAGTCAGGCGAGATAAAGAGAACCTGTAAGTCATGTAAGAATGGACACAAGGCTATAATTAAAAAGTTAAGGAGTGAGAACGAGTATCCTAAAGAAGATTATTGTTGCCCTATATGTGAAAGAGACATAGAAGAAATAGCTAAGTATGGTCAGATGAGAATGAAGAATTGGGTACTAGATCACTGCCATGAAACCAATACATTTAGAGGTTGGATATGTCATCACTGTAATACTGGACTTGGAGCATTTGCTGATGAGACAAGGAGATTGGCTAATTCCACAAGATACTTAGACGAACATAGAGCTAAGATGGAGAAGGCAGAAAGTATGTATACTAAGAAAGACATACCTGATCTGATGCAAGAGTTACACCAAGAACAGATTCTTGCTAAAGAGTGCGATCAAAGAAATTATCATAAACTGCAATACTCTAATTCCTCTGCAAGAGAAGTTAATAGAATTAAAAAGTTAATAAAGTTGATTGAAGCAGGTCTTGACATAGAAGACTANGANAGTGGCACTGTACTAGTTAATGGTAAGTTTGTAGTTACACTATTNAATGATAATTGGAGAAATCTNTATAAGAATAAATGGTACAGACATAAAGCTGATATACAACACTTCATAGATAACTATATATTAAAGGAGTATAAACAATGAAACTAACACTAGACGTAGAAAATACAGTAACTAAAAGAGATGGTAAGATGCATCTTGATCCGTTTGAGCCTACTAATAAATTGGTAATGGTAGGATGTTTAACAGATAGAGGAGAAGAACATTTATTTAGAGATAACTTTGATGGTGTGCAAGATTTACTAGACAAGGCTACCATACTCATAGGACATAACATATCATATGATTTAATGTGGTTATGGGAGTGTGGATTTAAATATGAAGGTAGTGTGTTTGATACTATGTTAGCAGAGTATGTAATACAGAGAGGTGTTAAACAACCTTTGTCTTTAGAAGCATGTGCAGAGAGGTACGATCTAGATACAAAGAAACAAGATACACTAAAAGAATACTTCAAGAAAGATATGGGAGTAGATGAAATACCCCCTGAAGAATTATCAGAATATCTGTCAGCAGATTTACATGCGACTCAGCAACTCTCAGATGAGTTGTACAGAAAGTTAAATACTGTTGAGTATAGTAGCTTAATGGAGACTGTAGTACTAACTAATAGTGTGTCTATAGTATTAGCTAAGATATATTCAAGGGGTTTTGCAGTTAATATGGGTAAGCTAGAAGAGGTTCGTTCAGAGTTTGAGAAAGAAAAGATTGAAACAGAAAAAAGATTGCGTGTACAAGTTTCTAATCTTATGGGGGATACCTCTATTAATCTCAATAGTCCTGAACAAATGTCTTGGGTTATATATAGTCGTAAGCCAAAAGAAAAGACAACATGGTTGAATAACTTTCATCCTTATATGAATAAAGCAGACTTAATAAATAACATAAGTAAGTATTCCGATATCGTGTATAAGACCACAGCAGTTAGATGTTCACATTGTTATGGAACAGGTAGACTTAGAAAGATAAAGAAAGATGGCACACCTTATATTAACCAACCTAAGTGTGACAAGTGTGCAGGTAGTGGGTATATATTTAAACCATCTAGTAACGTAGCAGGGTTTAAGTTTAATCCACCTACTGCTAAATGGGTTACTGCTAATGGTTTTAGTGTTAATAAAAATATGTTGGCTATACTGCAAAGATCAGCCAAGAATACTAACAGACAAGATGCATATAAGTTCTTAACCGATCTACAAAGGGTATCAGCATTAGACACATACTTGTCTTCATTTGTAGAGGGCATAAACATATATGTAAAACCTGACAAGAAATTACATGTTAGGTTACTACAACACAGAACTTCTACAGGCAGGTTTAGTGGTGCAGACCCAAACATGCAGAATATGCCTAGAGGTGGTACATTCCCTGTTAAGAGAGTGTTTGTATCAAGATGGAATGGGGGAAAGATACTAGAAGCTGACTTTGCTCAATTAGAGTTTAGGGCAGCAGCTTTCCTATCACAAGATAAAATAGCAATGAAGGAGATTGAAGATGGATTTGATGTACATGCGTACACTGCTTCTGTTATTACAGAATCAGGTCAGAAGACTAGCAGGCAAGAAGCAAAAGCTCATACCTTTGCACCCCTCTATGGAGCAACAGGGTTTGGGAGAACGTCTGCTGAAGCAAAATATTATGAGCAGTTCACAGAAAAGTACCAAGGCATCAAGTTATGGCACTCCAGATTGGCTAAAGAAGCTCTAGAAAAAAGAATGATAACTACACCATCAGGTAGACAGTTTGCTTTTCCTGATGTAGAACGAAGAAGAAATGGCACTGTTAGTCACTTTACACAGATAAAGAATTATCCTGTACAGTCATTTGCTACTGCTGATATAGTTCCTCTAGTGTTAATACACATGGAGAACTTACTGTCTACACATAAATCTTGTATAGTAAACTCTGTACATGACTCTGTAGTAGTTGATATACACCCTGAAGAAGTAAATCAGGTTTTATATATAATTAAAAAACTTAATAGTGATCTGCAAAATATTATTGAAACACAGTTTAAGATTAAGTTTAATGTGCCATTATTACTTGAAGCAAAAATGGGTGATAATTGGCTTGACACTAAAGACGTTGCGTGATATAACTACGGAACTTACATAAATAGAAAGGAAGATAAATGACAGAAATAATGACAATAGACACTAATAACTACAATGCTATGGCTAAAGCTATGGGTATTGCAGGTGAGGGTACTACTACACCTAAAAAAAGTAATAACCTTAATAGGTTAAGAATATGGCACTCACCATTAATGGGTTATGAGGAAGTTAATGGTAAGAATAAAAAGACTGAGATAATAGAAGGTGGAGCATATCGTCTAGAAGTATTAGATGGAGATACCTCTACATTTTATTATGCAAATGAGATGTCAGTCAGACCTTTTATGCAAAGATTTATGTATAGAAGATACGTAGCAAATACTAATGCAAAGCAAGGAGAACCAAAGGGAACTTATCAAAGAACTATTATGGCAGACACCCTTAATATGGATTT